CGTGCAGCGGAATGGGATGTATTGGCTAATTCGCTTATGGTCACTCGACGGTAGGAGCCGATTGTACAAGTGGGGCTTTCACAATACGTGGGATGACATTCGAAAGATTCAAATTGAAAATAAAGTTTCCGATGACGCGGTGTACGTCGATTCGGGTGACCAAACCGACGATGTGTACCGAATCTGTGCTACCTATGGTTGGCGAGCTACCAAAGGTGATCAACGTAATGAGTTTCCCTGGAGGATTAACACGCCTTATGGTTTAAAAATGGTAATGCGGCCTTACTCCAAGCCTGCCTTGGAAAACGTCGGTAAACTTTCCTGCCGCCGTCACAATTTTTCTAATCTTCGATTTAAGGATACCCTTAGCCGATTGCTCCGTCGGGGGACGCATACGCGGGCCGATGACGCGGGGGAGGAATACGTTAAGCAAATGCAATCGGAAATCCGTACTACTTCTAATTCGGGTAAGCCAATGTGGGTGGTGGTCGGGGAGCGTGCCAATCACTTACTAGACTGCGAAATCATTAACCTACTTCCCGCCATGGGCCTCAAGTTAATTGGGTTGGGTAAAAATCGTAACGCGACTAAAGACGATACGGATAAACCAGAAGAGGATAAGGAAATTGACTCAAAACAGGAGCCCCCTAATCCTTGAGTCGAAGTTCATTAATTCGGGCATGGGTTGAGAACATCAGTAGGGTAACAGCGGTTGGGCTGTTACTCTACTCCTTTGCTTTGACTCCTGCGTTAAACTTATGGCACGTCCCTCAGGAGTTTTTTTAATTCTACCTCAAAAGGAAGTTGAGAAAATCGCCGCCCAAGCTGCTACACTTTTGGCACAGGGCCGGAACGTAATGGAATATGAGGACAGCGCTACGCGAGTAAAGAAATCCTACCCGAGTGACCCTATGACGGTACTCCGGGAATGTCGCTACGCCCTTCAAATTCTAGATCCTAAGCAATATGGTGCTATCGACCGTGTACGTGAATTCAACGGCCTTTGGCAATTCCGAGGTATGTAAATTTACAATACATGGCTGCTAAAAAATCTATCAAACAACTGAACAAGATTGCCGTGGGGAACATCCCTAAGGCTAAATCTTTCTTCGGGGGTGGAACCTCTTTTGGGGGTAGTGGTAGCGGTGTATTTTCGCAGTTTGAAGCTGCGAAGATGTCGGTTAAACGGTCGTGGATTCAGACCCCTTGGCCTAACGACGCTAAGCGGTCGATGACGGTATTTGACCGTAACGAGCTGACGCGGAAGATGCGTTGGCTGTACGTCAATCAAGGCTTACTCCGTCAAATCATTTGCGATGCAGTTAATTACTCTATTGGAGAAGGGATTAAAGCGCAAGCGGCTTCGGGTAATTCATTATGGGATGTGAAAGCCGAAAAGTTCTTCCATGAATTATATAACCGTCCCTGTGAAGTTACCGGACGTTTTAACATGAAGGAAGTGCAGAAGATTATCGTTAAACGGTACATGATTGATGGCGAAATCTTTGCATTAAAGACTTTTGATAAGTTTAAAAACGCTACGTTCCAGATCATCGAAAGCCATCGTGTCGGTATGACGTTCCAAGGTGGTACGGAAGAGGAAGGGGTGTTTGATGGTATTGCGTTTGATAAGTACGGTAAGGTGATTGGCTACCAATGTATTCAATCCAGCGGTAAAAGCCGCTTAATCCCTGCACCGTCGATGATGCACGTTTTTCAGCCCGACACGGTGACGGGTGCGCGAGCCTATTCCCCTCTGCAACACTCTATCAACAATCTGATTGATGTGATGGAGATTCTTAGCCTCGAAAAAGTAGCGATGAAAGCTAACGCGGACATTGTACGCACGATTGAACGGGAAGGTGGACAATTCGAAGGAGATGCCGACTACCAAGCTTTCGGGATGCGTCCGTCCGACTATCCCAATGGCATTGCTCAAAACCCAGACCAAGTGGGTAACTTCATCGGCGGTAAGATTCTCGCCCTTGCTCCAGGGGAATCGTTAAAGAGTTTTGAAAGCCAACGCCCCAACCCCACTTTTACCGGCTTCTTAGAATATAACCTAAAAGACAGTTGTGCGGGTACGCTTCCGTACTCGTTTGTTATGGATCCAGAGAAGTTGAATGGGGCTACGGCCCGCATGACGCTTTCTAAAGTAGAACGTTTCTGCGCCGACATTCAACAAATGGTCATCGACCGTTTCCTTATCCCCGCGTGGGGTTATTACATCGGTCATAAGATTTCTACGGGTGAATTAGAGCCTAATGATAATTGGCATCGAGTTAATTGGGTGACCCCTCGCCGGGTAACGGTGGACGCGGGACGCGAAGCGGCTGCAAATCAAAAAGATATACAACTCGGCCTTAAAACGATTTCCGACCATTACGCGGAGCAAGGTATGGACGTACGCGAACAAGTACGCCGTCGAGCTGCCGATGCTCGTTTATTCATCGACGCAGCGGAAGAAGCGGAAGTACCCCTCTGGATGATTTACAAGCCAGATAACACCCCTAACGCGGATATCGACCAGGGGTTAAAAGAATCCACTTACAACCCTGACGGTGAAGATGTTCCTCTCCCCTCAGCTGGAAACCCTTACTAATTCAATAATATGATTAAATTAAAATCTGACTTTTACGGCCTTCGCCCGTTGCTCATTTCGACGCATAAGGCAAAGGCTCATTTATCTTCAGTCGATGCTTTCATGGCTTCGATTAAGGATAAAAAATTAGACGATGCCACTTATGGCGTAGCCGAGGCTTTCTTCGGTCAGCAATCGTCGATGATGAAGGTTTATCCTTTGGCTATCATTCATCTTAAAGGGGTTATTGGTAAAAACCTTCCCGAGATGGATCGCATTACCGGCGGTTGCGATTTGCAAGAAATCGAAGAGATGCTCGAAGATGCCAAGGCTGACCCAAATATTAAGGGGTTATTGCTCCACGTGGACAGCCCGGGCGGTTGCTCGGTTGGGGTTCCAGAAATTGCTAAGAAAGTTCGCGAATTCGGTAAGCCTACTACGGGCGTAGTTGATAATGAGGCAAACAGCGCTGGTTATTGGATTTTATCCCAATGCGACCAGGTATATGCGACGCGTTCGGCTAGCGTGGGCTCGGTCGGGGTGTTTATCGCGTTTGTTAATTCACAAAAGGCTTATGAGATGAACGGCCTCGAAGTTCAATTGATTCGTGCGGGTACGCTGAAAGGTATGGGTATTGAAGGCCTACCCCTCGACGAAGGACAACTGAAGGTTTTACAAGATGATGTAGTAGAAATTTGGAATTACTTTAAAGCCGATGTTACTGCTGTTCGTACGCTGGTAGAAGAAACGTCAATGCAGGGGCAACCCTTCTCGGGTGCTAAGGCTGCCGAATTGGGCTTAGTAACGGGCCTGTGCGAAGATGTTGATGAAGTGATTGAAAAGTTGAATGAAAACGTGGCTTTGCAGCTTGAGGCCATAGAAGAGGAAAACGTCGAAGAAGAAGCTTTAGAAGATGAGGCTAAAATGTCCAAGATTTCAAAGTTTATGAAACAGGCTAAAAGCCTGTTAAAACCCAAGGCTTCTACCGAAACCGAAGATGATGATGATGACGGGGAAGATGATGGGGAAGAGCCTATCAAACAAGACGAAGAATCGCGTCGAGTTGAGCCGAAAATGGATATGAAGCATTTAGTGATCTGCGACTATACCGGCACGATTAAGGCCGATGAGTCGGGCATGGCTGATAATGGGGTGATTAAGCATTTAGAAAAAATGCACGAGGAGGGTAAAAAGATTCATATCGTATCTGGTCAGCCCGAATCTCACCGCGCCGAAATCGCTGATTACCTTAAAAAGAATAACGTTAAGCATCACGCTTTACACCTACGCCCCGACGAGGAAGCCCATAACGAGGAAACTAAGCCAGAATATAAAATTGAAAAGGTTGCCCATATTAAGGCTAAGACGGGCTTAGACGTTCATCACGTTATTGAAGATGAAGAAGCCTGTACGGAAGCGTACGAGGAAGAAGGCTATGAATGTCACCACCCCGAAGATTTCCACGCCGACGCTAAAAAGCACGCGGAGGAAGCGGTAGAGGATTCCGAGAAGGCCGTGGAGACTGACAAATCCGCTGACATGAGTGACGCAAAACGTCACCGCGGGGGAGCCTTACTTGACTGAAGCGTTAAAAGTAACTGACCATTTTATGACGATCGAACAGCTTGCAAATTCGTTTAAGGAAGCCTTCAAGGGTAAAGCCTCGGAAGTTGAAACCTTAACGAAAGAATTGTCGGTAGTTAAAGGCGAATTGGCAGAAGCTCGTAAGGCTTTAGATATTGCCGCTTCCGCTAAAGATTCGGCTGCGGCTTTAGCCTTAGAGGTAGAAACCTTAAAGACGAAGTTGGCTGATGCTGAAACCTTGAAAGCCCAGGCTATGGCTCAAATTGAAACGGCTGGTAAAACGGCTGCGAAGATTGCCGCGTCGGTTGGCGCTGAACCTTTAGAGATTTCGCCGGCCGCTAAGGAAGAAACCCCTGCTACCTCGAAAGAGTTGTGGGACAAATATTGCGCCATGCCGAATGGTGCTGAGAAGGTTGCTTTCTATGAAAAACACCGCCGGGCATTTATCGCCCTGCTCGGTATCAAATAATTTTTAACCCTTATTTTCCAAACCATAATTATATTATCCAATGAGTAATAACGTACAAAATTCTTCACTCGCCCCTCAATTCGTGGCAGCTGAGAGCCTTCGAACCTTGACCCCCCAGATGGTCAAGCTGAAGCAAATCGCTACGACCGATTTCGGGGATTACGTAAGTGACGTAGGCCAGACTGTTTTCACGCGCTATGCTAATAGCTTCACCGCTCAAGTTTTAGATCCAGCGGTAGGTTTCACTGACCAAGATGCTGTGAGCAATACGGTTGCGATTACCCTCGACCGTCAGCTCCAAAGCCAAGTGAGCTTTAACGATTTCAACGTATCCACGATTTCGTTACAGATGTTGCGCGACACGTTCCTCGCCCCTCTTACCAATTCGGTTGTTAAAGGTGTGTTCGACCAAGTTTTAGGTTTAGCGATTTCGGCTAACTTCGCTACCGCTGCTTACTCTGGTTCGAAGGCTTCCTTCTCGCGTATCTCGATTGCTAACGTTTCGACCAGCATGACGAACGCTAACCTTCCCTTCGAAGGCCGCGCTTTGTTGATGTCGCCTAACGCTTACGGTCAATTGCTCCAAGATCCATCGGTGGCTCAATACCTCTCGTATGGTGATCGCGAGCCAATCGTCGAGGGCCGTACCAATCGTCTCCATGGCATCGACCTGCACGAGTACAACGGTTTCCCCTTAGGTGGTTTGCCAACTACGGGCCTTCCTGCTCAACAAATCGCAACTAACGTTGGTTTGAATACTGCGTTCGCTGAAGGCTTAAATGGCGTGGCATCGTGCCGTCAAGGTATCTGTATCGCTACTCGCGTGCCTTCTAGCCCTGCTGGTTTTGGTGGTACGGCCCTCGGTGGTGGCGAGCAAATTATCGTTACGGATCCAACGAGTTCGTTCTCTTACGCTCTGCGCACCTATTATACTTGGGGTGCTGCGAAAACCTCGATGGTTGCTACGTGGATTACGGGTGCTGCGGTTGGTAATCCTGCTGCTTTGCAACGCATTTCTTTTACTTCCTAATCCGGATTAAAATAAAAAGGAAGGAGAGGGGTACTCACACGAGTACCTCTCTTTTTTTTACTTACGCGTAAAGGTATGGGATTCTACGAAGATGCCGACGCTGATGCTATTGAGATTCTTAGCGAGGTAGGAAAATCTGCTACGATTCAAAACGGTCTTACCGGTATCCCTGTTTCAATTACGGTGATGATTGGGCCACCGATGGTAATGCAAGATTTGGAAACGGGCGGTTTCGTAAATAGTACTAGCTTCGACGTTAAGATTTTACGTTCTTACGCTATCAGTAATCTTTCCTACGTTTCGGGCTCTTCTCCTGGCTTAGTGGCGTATGGTAATCTGATTAACTATAACGGCTCTCAATATCGTATTCACGCGGTAAATGACCGTCCCCCTTCCGCTTGGATTATTTGCCGAGTAGTAACGGTAAGCGGATCTAACTAATGGCAGGGATAACTACCAAGACGGGCGTTAAAGTTGATGCGTCGGGGTTTTTGCATCATTTGAAAGATTATGCCCAAGTGATGGGCATGAGCTTCGGGGATGTGTTAAAACAGCAAGCCGGATTCTTCTGTGAGGATATGGCTAAAATTACGCCTCCAAATGGGCTTACAAAGGCTTCCCAATCGCAAGGGATGCAGAATGTGCAAAGTAGTATCGAACACGTATTCCGACCCCTTAATCGGGCTTCTA